TTGGTGGGCCGACTGGGATTCTAACCCAGGATCAACGGCTTATGAGGCCGCTGCTTTTGGACGCTAAGCTATCGGCCCAATTAAACTACAAAAGTATTATGGTGGTGAGTGTGGGATTCGAACCCACGGACCCATTTTCATGAGTCGACGGTTTAGCAAACCGTTGATTTCAGCCCCTCATCCAACTCACCAATTATACGCAATTAATTTTTAAAGAGCATTGCACTATGCAGATAATTCATCATGATAATCAATTTCATCACTTTTTTCTCCGCGCCAAAAAACGATAGAGGTATCATCATGATCTGTCACTTTATATAGCTTTACATCAAAACCAAATGAATTACAATGTGAAATGACTGTCTCAATGGCTCCTTCTAAGGATTTAGCATACCCCATATCAACGTTATCTTTAAAAATTTTATACATTCGAATTTTCATTTAATTACCTTCGATGAATCAGCAATATCTTTATCCTCACGCACCTCAATAAACACTGGAAGAAACAGTGACTCCTCACCTTGCTTATTTTTAATACGTGCGTTATACTTTACACTTACTATTTTACCAACGATTGACTCACTTGTAAAATTAATTCTATCTAAATCTTTAAAGCCGGAACCTACATCTACTTTAAGTACTCCATCGTCTGACTCGCAAATTAAAGCACCGAGCATTCCAGTATACTTTCCAGTACCAGGTTGAATATCAACAACCTTTAAATCACATTCAAGTTCTCCTTTGAACTTGATGAGATGCTTAGCACGCTTGTCTTCCCATACAGCACGAGCATCTTTAAGGATGATACCCTCTTGCCCATCTGCAAGATATGTTTCAAACAACTCACGAGCTTCATCAATATTATTAACGAACTTGCTTTCAACAACATGAATCTTCTTTGGAAGTAAACAAGTTTGAAGCATTGCAAAACGTACACCATATTGAGTTGTACCTTTACCAGCAATAAAGTGTTGGTAAGGAATTACATCCCATAGAGTGGCATGAACCTTATTAGCTTCAACATCACCAATAGTACCCTTTACGGCTTTATTGAGAATGCCATTACCTGTCTGACGATCAAGGATGACATCATTGTCATATACAACTAATTCACCATCAAAAACAAGATCATTACCACGAGATAAAGCGATAAATTCCTGCTCGAGATTTCCAAGCAATTGAATTTGCTTACCATTGCGTGAACGAAACTCACACTTGCCATCTTTAACAATTGCATTAAAGCGCATACCATCCATCTTAAGCTGTGCCATTGCTGGCCAAGACATCTTGTCTACAAGCTTTTGGTCATATGCACTTGCAAGCATGCATGGATACTCGTGAATAAGACCAGGCCAAATCTTATTGGCAGTAGACTCAGAAGCACCACACTTTAGATCCTTTGCAATTACACGTTCAATGACTTTAGCACTATGTTCAGGAATATTGCATAGAATATTTCGAAGATGCTCGATTGCAGCATTGCCTGTTACTACTCTACCAGACAATAGATCTAATTGATTTAGAGCTTCTTCTAAAGAAATGTCATAGTTAGGGATTTGTTTGTAAGTTGGAATTTTACGAATGTAAAATTGAGTAAATGGATCATATGCCAAGAAGAACACACGCTTTAGCAAAACATTATGTTGTTCACGCTTAAGAATTGCTTCTTTCTCGAGACGAGAAGAAGTAGACTCAAGTTCATTCAATATTGAAAGAATCATCCACGTTCCTGAACTGATTTAACACCAAAGTACATAAGAAATAAACCAACTGCAGCAATTATAAATGCATCTGCCATTGGGAACGTAGGATCTGAATCTAAAGCACCTACTGCGCCACACACCAAGAGCAAACCAAATATTGTACGAATCATAATATGTCCTTGTCAATCTGATAGTGGTATTATATCAAATTGACGAATATTTGTACAGGGCTATGTGTCGTTCTTCGTAAATTTTTTTATGACTTCTTGAGCTTCATGCAAGCCGCTGTGTTCTAAGATCATTTTGTCCAAAGCATACTCAACTTCTTCAACCAGCCAGTCAACATACTCGATTTCGTTATCGGGTAGATTTGCCAACCAGTGAGCGAGTTGCCTCTGCTCCATAGAAAGAATAACCTTAAGATTTTTTTGGTGCTGATTCCTCATTCTTCTTCTTAACCTGTACTGGGATGAAGCCATAGTCAGACGCTAGTTTAGCGGTGACATTCTTATATAGCTTATTTAGCTTCTGATCCTTTACCGCAAGCAGAAGTCTAGCTTCAGAAGGGTGAACACTTTCTAGTAATTGAATGAATAGCTGTTCTCGACGAAGTCTTGGTAATTCTCGAGCCTTTGTGAAAATGTATAGCTTACGCACCTCTTGCGTAAAATTAGTAGGAGTCATCCCTATTGGACCTGGATCAGGTTTGAATGGTGGATCACCTTCAGGAAGATCAAACTTTTGTTCTGGAATAAATGCATATTGAAACAAAAACTTTAGCGCAGCATCTTCACGATACTTCGCTAGTGCATCAGGTTCTTTATTAACTTCTTCTAAAATATCTACAATATACTTTCTCATTTCAAAAGTCCTCTAATTCATCTAGCAGTAGCCTGCACTTGTTCTTAATAAGATAATTCATAATAGAATTCTTATCACCTTTAGGTTGTTCTTCAAAGCTAATCATTACTGCATCTTTAACATTACTTGGAATATAGTTAAAATCTACTAGAGTGATATTACGTTGCCAGTTACGACGTTCTTCATCAGTCTTACAGCCAATAAACCCATTTTCAAAGAATTCAGAAAGACGTTTAGAACTCACTGGCTTTTGGCGTTCACCTTTCATAAACACATCATCATTTGACAGAATATTTGGAATGCCATCACCGGTATCACCTTTAACGATATGCTCAATAAGCCACTCCTTCAGCTCCTTCTTATTTACTACGATTTGCTTCTTAAGCATTGGACTAAACTGTTTAATATTATCATATTGATGAAGTTGTTTAAAGTCCTTGTCAGAAGATACAATCATGACTGGCTCGTGCTTGCCAAAATCTTGAGTAGATTGAGCTAGCACGGCAATAATATCATCGGCTTCACATTTATCAACAGCAAGTACCTTATATGGAAAGTGTTCTTTTAGATCATTGCGAATTTCGGATAGCGTATCAAAGATAACCTGCCAATCAAGGTCAGATTCTTCACGAGCTTTCTTGCGCATTCCCTTATAATTAGGGAAGTATTCCTTACGCCAATAGCTACGACTGTCACAGGCAATAACCATCTCGCCAAATTCTTTTCCATATTTTTTCTTATATGACTTAATCGATGAAAGTGCAACGTGGCGGATAAGATCTTTCTTATCGCTTGAAGCATCCTTGCGTAGGTCTTTACTAAACGCAAGGATTGCCGCAACACACACCTGCGAATAATCTAAAAGAATCATTTACTGCCATCCATATTGATTGTATACTGCAACATAACAATTACAGTTAGGATCGTATTGAGTACGCTTTTCGTAAAGTGGAGTTGCACCATAGTAAGGTACTCGAGGTAGACTATAGACTCGTACAGGGGGAGTTGGTGCAACAAATATAGGAGGAGCAATTTGTTGCACTCCGCCATAATAAGGTTGCTGATAAGGTTGCTGATAAGGTTGCTGATAGCGAGGCTGAGCAATTTGATTTAGCAAAGTAGCACCGACAATACCCGAAAGAATACCTTGTTCACGATCTCCCCAAGCATGGGCTTGAGTTGTAATTAGTAACGCTGCTAATAATAGAAGTTTTTTCATGATAGTTCCTTGAGTATAATTAATTCTATCAAATTGACGAATATTTGTACAGGGCTACGAATATTAGAAAACTTTCAGAATGATACAATCCTCATTAATCCTACCATTCACCGCAGACTCTTTAGTGCTCAAGCCGCTGAATGCATTTGCAAGATTTCGCTTCGTCATATCAACATAACTTGTAACCATCTCGGGCTTGCGCATTGTCTTTGAGCCTGAACTAGCTACTTCATAGTTAAGAATGGTTGTACCCTTAATCGATAGTTTTCCATCATTGGCTGCACGATAAACCTGCAACTTCTTATATTTAGTATTATATATCCAAGTTTCAGTAGATCCTACGATATTTGTAGGAGTTACAGATTTAAGTTTAAGCTCTGGAAATTCCTTAAGGTATTTTACACTAGCTGCAAGGACTGATGCAGGCTTTTCCTTACGAACTCGAGGTTTGCGTTCAGCTTTAGCAGTAACAACTTGTTGCGCACACGCTTCGCTGATGCTTTCATAAAGCTTAATTAATTTCTTAATCTTTGTTTTCTTGAGATTAGAGTAACCTTCTACTAGTTGAGCATCTTTGCCTTCTAATAGTTCACGCATTTCTGCAAGATCTTTTTCAAAGGCTGCGGGAATGTGCTTAGCAACAATAGCACTTACCTCATTTGACTTAAGGTATGTTGCAATATCAAATTCAGTATCATTGACTATGAAATCATCTACGAGGCCAATGATTTCGCCAACGTGAGTAGAAGCAGATTCGAGTATACGATCTTGAACTGATACAATAGGCTTTTGTACTTTTTCTTTTTGTTTAACAACAATAAGTGATGAAGTCTTTTGAATAGCATTACGCATTTCTTTAATGCGATCTTCAATGTATTTAAGATCAGCATCTTGAAGAGGTTGGTCTCGTTGCTTAAGACGAATCATAACACCAATAGAGCGAAACTCGAAATCAGATAGTGCATCAAACTCTGTGCTTTTCTTACCAACATAGGACATGAACCACTTACGTTTATCCTTGTTATCGAAAGCTACGTTATAGTAGTTTAATGCACGAGCCATACTAGCTACGTAATCTAGAGGATCAATGATAGGCTCGGCACTCCCCTTACCGGTACCAAAGGCCTCGTCCATCTTTGTAGCGGTTTCACGACGCTTGAGAGCTCGCTTTTCGCCAGCAGTGAGCTTTGGTTCTTGAGCAGTAGCCATGTAATTCTCCAGTTTATATGATAATTATATCAAATTGACGAATATTTGTACAGGGCTATTTCAATATTCAAGCACTACCATCCACGATAGTTGTATAGAGTGTCTCAAATTCCTCGTGATTAGCCTGTTCAACGTGAAAGTTTTGTTTATAAAATACCTTTGCCATCTTATTTAAAGTGCGCTTGGGGAGCTTAAACTCGTCACTCATTTCTTTGATAGTTTCTTTAATTAGATCACGTTCTGAAGAAATACGTGTCATTGAATTAGAGATTTCCCCAAGCATTTTCTTGATCTTTTGACAATCTGAAGGCGATGAAATCTGTGTCATTTTTAAAACTCGTAATCAATTCTTGTAATATTTTCGGGAATAAAAGAACGCCACTTATTTTTATCAAGATCAAATGCTGTGATATTTTTAGTACTCTCACTTTCACCTTTAGGATGAAATTCTTCAGGAATAAGTTCAATATTACGAGTGCATCTCATTACCCGAGTAGTTCCATCTTTCTTTGTAAAGTGTACTGTAGTTGCTTTACATGGATCAGATAGAAGCGATTTAACCCATTCTGCAAATTCTGGATCTTTAAGGAAATCTTCCCTATGTTCTTCTGACATAAGAGTAGTCCAATCAATAGATGAATTAGATGTAATCATGTGTTACCTCATTAATGTGGTTGACGAATAATGCAACCTGATCTTTAGTTAAGAATGACTCTGTCTTAGATGAAAATGAACCTTTTTTTTCATCTATAAAGATTTTTTCAATAACTAATTGAAACAAGTCTTGATTGACTTTTATTAAGTCGACTTTTATTTTAAGTGAATCATTAAGATCTAAGATCATGTGTAATCCCTCACTACATTTACTTTAATGATTTCTTGATCTCCAGCGTATGATTTTGCTGAAGATTCTTTTGGAAACACCTTAACAACTACGTGTGGCATTTCTTTTTCAAATTCAGAGAGAACCATATATCCTTTCTGAAGCCCTTTTGACAAGGTAACTGAAACCTCGTCGGTAGCGGTAAAATTTGCTTTTAACAATGCTGGTACCTTCCTTTCTGACATGATGAAATAACTCCAATTTGTTGGAAGTACAATTATATCACTAACACGAATATTTGTAAATATTCACGTTGAAAGTACTCTAAGTGAAACCCTAGTGTTAGTATTTTCTTTGAAGATCTCAATTTCGTCTTCTGCGAATGCGTGTGAATGGATATTCACATGTTCTTCTTCTATGTCTAGAGTGTGCGTGGCAGTAGGTTCTTCTATAGGCTTTAAATCTTTTTTATTATATGAGAGTGTTTGATTTAAAGCAACAAACATCAGTACTGCAAGAGGATCAAATACAAATACTATAAGAAGAATCATAGCCCTTACAGCTTTTTCTAAAGTGCCAGCATCAGGATTATCATTATAGATTAACGTTGCAATGTATTTGATAGGACCAACTTCAGCTTCCACTTTACGAAGCTCAACTGCAATAGGAGCTTTCTCTTCATTGAGTGTTGCTATGGTTTTTTGAGCTATAGCGATATCTTCAAGAAGTTTGGTTCGTTCACGAGCTTGACTTTTTCTAATTGATGCTGAACGGTTTGCCCCAGATTCAGTAGTGCTTCGATCAAGAGATGCATTAACTTGAGAATCTAACTGTAAAATTGTTTTACGAGCTATAGATATGTTTTCTTTTTCAACATTTATTTTTTCTTCAATAATTGACACTTTAGCAGCAACATCGCTGTTTGTTACGCCTTGATCTAGATGTGCCTTTGATAAGAAACCAAATATGCCCATACTTGTTAAAAGCATGAGTATTGTGATAGCGCTTAAGAAATAAGTCTTGAGCAATAGCGAAGTACGTTCCCAATTCTGGTATAGCCATGAAGTAATTACAATCTTTGATAGACCTAGCACTCCACCCATGATTGCGATTGAATAGGGCGCGCCAGAAAAAATAGCCATCAGACCCATGATGGCATAATACTCTGCAATACCTGATAGTGATAATGCGCTGAAGAATAGTAGATATATCATAGCTTTACGTGTGTCCTGTGTATTTTGCAAGAAATAATGCCATTATACCATAAATCTGGAAGCTCTAACACTCTTCGTGAAAACTGCTCACGAGCTTCAAGATATGACATAGTGCCTTTATTCTGGCACAAATACAAAATCTCTCGAGTGAAGTTTTCTTCACCAAGATTAACGACATCATTCTTTAATTCATCTGAAGATGACCAATAAGATTGCCAGTCGGAAAGAAGCTTTTCTTTTTTCTTCTTACCTTTGATTATTCTAGTTTTAGAAAACCAGAAAAGCTTCTTTCCAATGTACTGCTTATTATTTATCTTATTTGTGATTAAATACACATACCCTATGTTCTTATCTATATCACTTTCAGTAAATTCTTTATTTTGATAAATCCACATCACCATTACCAGAGCTTGTAATGGTGTATTTATTAAGCATACTAGAATCTATTGCGCCAAATCCAGTTGACGCCATAGTGTAGGAAGTTCCCGCACTAGAATCTGTAGTTGTTACTACAAATGGAGATTTCCAATACGCAGGTCCAGGTTCATATGGCTTAGTTACATCAGGCCATGGAGTCCAAGGAGTTGTTGTTTTATATTGTTTATCCTGTATATTAGGAATGCTATTTTTAATTTCTTCATATGTTCCGTCATCATAATATATTGTTACCTTATTGATCTTCTTCGTCATGTTCATACTCCTCTTCTTCAAAAATATCACTCCCACAGAAAGGACAATACGCTATATCCGATATTCTAAATTCATCATCGGCTTTAAATGTAATCTTTCCGTGAGCGCCACAATTATCGCAATCAAAATGTTTTAGTGCCATTATGCCGCTTTCCCCCAAACGTCGTTCCATGAACCTCCAAGAGCGCCTTTAGCATAATCTGTCACTCGGTTCTCAAAGAAGTTACCATGAATTGGTGCATTAATCATTTCCTCAACCCAAGGTAGAGGGTTCTTTTTCACTTTGAAGATACCTTTCATCCCCAAACTAATTAACCTACGATCAGCAATGTAACGAATATATCGCTTAACATCATCTGAAGTAAGATCTCGCATTTGACCCATGTTAAAAGCGAGATCGATAAATTTCTCTTCAAGATCAACCATCTTTTCTGCAATAGTATAAATTCTTGATTTAAGTTCGTCATTCCAAATTTGTTTATTTTCTTCTATATATGTTCTAAATAATTTAATCATGGATTCAGCATGCATAGTTTCATCAACAATTGACCATGTAACGATTTGACCCATACCTTTCATCAAACCATTTCGAGGAAAGTTCAAAAGCATAATAAAAGAAGAAAATAACTGCATACCTTCAGTGAATGCGGAAAATACTGCAATATGAGTTGCAACGCTTTCTAGTGTAGAATTTTGATCAGAAATATTTCTAATATAATCATGTTTATCACTCATTTCCTTATAGGCAAGGAATTCGTTATAGGTCGTTTCAGGTAAACCAAGAGTTTCAATTAGGTGAGAATATGCAGCAATATGAAGTGCTTCACGGGCAGCAAATCCTGCAAGCATCATTCGAATTTCTGGTTGCGGAAAGTATGGCAAATAATTACGAACATACCCACCAGCAACGTCAATGTCACCTTGAGTAAAGAATCTAAAGATGTGAGTGAGAAACAGTTTCTCTTCATTTGTTAATCGTTTTTTCCAATCTTGCATATCCTCAAGCATAGGAACTTCAGTATGCAACCAATGTGATTGCTCGTGCTTTAACCATGCTTCATATGCCCACGGATAGTTAAAGGGTTTAAAGTGATCCCTTTCATCTGTGAGTGTTAACTTTCCTTCTTTAGTCATTTTATCCTCTAGCCTTAATTAAGTT